CTCAAGTAATGGATCTCTTGAACGAGTCCGAACGCCGATTCACCAAAAAGCTATGCGACGCCATGGTTCCCGTGATGATTGAATCATTCTGGGAAATTTGGCTCGAGGCCAAGAAAGAGTCCCAGGGCAAGAGCACGACCCGCGTGTTCCAGGAGTTGCTTCGGGGTGTCAAGACTTGGAACTCCTCAATCTCTCACAAGCACACCGAGGCCATCATCAAGGCTGAGCCTCTCTTTCCGAACCTCCTGGCGGCCGTCTTTGTCATCCACGTCAAGATCTTGAGTGCGATCCGGACCGACAAAAAGTCCAAGAAGATTTGTATCAAGCTTCCGGCCAATGACCTCTTTGTCCAGGAGTGTTACATGCGGTGTGCGAAGGATCTCTATGACGCCCCGAGCATCATCGTGGACCAAAAGAGCGAGGAGGAGCGCAACACGGAGCTTCGGCGTCGATTTTGCATTCAAATTGCGGACGTCATCGAGTCGCTCATTCCGACGGCCGAGATTCTCAACACGTATCTGCCTCTTCCGGCCACCGGCGAAGATCTGAACATGGATCACGATGACGAGGAGGCCGAGGGCGACGAGGAGGACATTCCGGATATGGAGGAGGACGCTGGGCCTGCCGAGGGCCTTCCCCAGAACACCGGGAACATGGAGTTTGGTAAGACTCCGGGCGGTGTTGACACTGCCGTGACCGTGAACAACTCGCTGACTCCCCCGAACGTTCTCGGGGGAACTCCATCCCCAGCCGATGAAGGAGAGTCTCTGTTTGCGGATGCGCCCACCCAGATCAATAAGCTGGGCGCCTAGTCCAGGTAAAAACAATATCTGCCACTAGCAGAATGGACCAGTATTTCCGCGAACCTTTGAGTGCCGCGATCATTGCTGCAGTTATTGCTGTTCTGTATGTTTACGTGAAGGGAAAGATGAATAATGAAGGAAAAACAAAGAACTCGGATTACTTCAAGCCGGCGTTTCTCATTGGCCTTCTCGTGTACTTTGTTGTGAGTCAGGGACAGGGGGACTCGGGGCCGGTTCTTAAAGAGCCTTTTTAATACTTAAGGATTTTGTAATTAACTTGAATATATGACCACCACGCAAGCTTTTTCAGAGATGCAGAGTCAGTTTGCCGCTGACTTGAATCAGACGTTTCCGGAGGTTCCCAAGCCGCCCGCGATCGACTGCCCCACATTTCTCAAACAGCTTGGCCCTTGGACAACCCAGATGAATGCAAAGGACCCCTCTTTTTTTTGTGATGAAAACGAGTTTGCAAAGTCGTGGGGCCTTGTTGAGATTTGGGCACGCCCGGACTGTTCGGATACGACCAGGCAGGCTATCTGGCAGTACCTCCAGTCCCTGTATATGATTGGGACCACAATGAGTATGTTCCCCCCGGAGACTCTTCGCATGATTGAGTCGGTCGCTGAGAATTGCGCGAAGAATATGAAAACAAACCAGAATGGTCAACTTGATGAGGCGAGTCTCATGAGTGGCATGAACAGTATGCTCTCTCAGCTCATGAGTGGGAACGGGGGCCTCTCGGGTCTTTTGGGAGGAGGTGTCCAGGCGCCCGTCAGACCGGCGATCGCACCAAAGCCACGTCCAGGCAATCGTCGGAAGAAGTAATCTCTAATTTTTTTAAACTGCTTTAGTAATAGATGGACCCTCGTGAAGTCTTCAAGTCGGATGAGCTCCTGGAATTTTGGCCGACTGCGACCCAGTCGGCACGTGAGCGCGTTTCCTCCACGGCTCGGTTTGTTCTATACGCGACCTGTATCGTGTATCTTTTGAACCGGGATCCGCGCGTCTTTGCTCTTGGCGCACTTGTTTTGGCGATCCTCTTTTATCTTTGGAATTCCAATATGATTTCAGACGGAAAGATGCGTGCGGCGAATGGGGACGCTCGTGCTTCTTCTCTTTTTCGACCCGACGTGACCCTCCCGACATTAGATAATCCTATGGCGAACGTTCTTTTAACTGACTACGTGGACAACCCAGATCGTCCATCGGCCGCGTGGTATCCCAGCATGCGCACACAGGTCCAGCAGCAGTGGAGTACGATTCACCCGTTTGAGCGCCAGCGTGATGCCGAGCGCAACTTCTACACGGTCGCAGCCTCGACCATTCCGAATGACCAGACTGGCTTTGCACAGGCGGCCTATGGCAAGCCGTTTGCGCCCAAGTGTCACGACCAAGGCGGAGCCGCATGCGATCCTGACCGCTTCTACTCTACATTCCCCGAGCGTGTCCAGATGGAGGCGGGCAACTAAAAATAAATATAGGCACAAGGTAAAGAGAATGATTCTCGATACGACCCCCCTGACCCTTGAGAAGAAGGTGTGGTACGGCCCGGCTCAGGTGGTTCTGGCTGATAAGACGGAGGTTGAGAGCGGCCTCCGCGAGGAGCCCACGACTTCCTGGAAGAAGGGCTGGTCCGAGCAGCCCTACGACTTTCCCAATACGTACGTGACTCTGCCGATCCGTTATATGACATGGGATCCGGCGAGCACCTTTGTGGAGGATCAGAACAACAGATTCGCCCAGCGCTACTTTTCTACCAATGGAAATACTTTCGGGCGCTAAGGCTCTAAAAAAACCTCAACCAAAAGTAATATATGGATCCTCTTGTCTTGGCATCCATTGTAGGCCTCGTGTTTGCCGGAAAGACTCTGGCGGAGCGCAGCGACAAGGAGTCGCAGCCCTCCCGTCAGCCCCTGCCAACCACGAAACCCAGGCGCCCGTTGACTCGTCGCGATGTTGATATGATGGCTCACCCGGCGAATCATTCTGCCGATTATTTTGATCTACAGAATACGAATCCCGAGTTGGGACGTCGTGTCGGCGACTGGCGACTCCAGCGCAAGGATGCGGTCGCGAACCTCCAGGACATCACACCGACCAACTCTCGCTTTCCGTATGGCCAGCCGGTCTATGATCTGTACAACCGCGAGTACATCACGAACAAGATGAACAATGTGAGCCCGCTCGAGGCTCCGATGACTGTTGGACCCGGTCTTGGTGTGGGTCCGGATGTTCTGGCGGCGGGCGGTTTCCAGGACTTTTTCCGTGCTTTGCCTACGAACATTAACGAGGAGAAGCTCACGACGCTCGAGGGACGTCCCGGAACTGCCTCGTACTTTGTCAAGAATGGAGGAGCCGGCGGAATCGGAGACATTACGCATCAGGCGGCGGCTACCAAGGCGGCCTATCGCGCACCGGGCGCTTATGGCGGTGGTGGTGCTCAGAGTGCTCTGGTCGGACCAGAGGGTCGCCCCAACTTCCTCAAGACGAAAAAGATGACGATTCGTGGTGAGACTGGTCTGCGAACCGACACTCTTTCGGATGGCCCGCCCCAGTACAACGTGTCCCAGCCATACGCAGAGGCGAAGGGTGCATACACTGACACGACCCTTACTCGATCTTCAGGATATCGTGCGAAGGATGATCGTGCAGCAAACGGCGCCCGTATGAACGTCCGCCAGGATCCGGTCGGTCTGGTCGGTGGCGGAACTCAGTACCGGGCCGAGTCCAAGCCCGTCCAGCCCGGACCCATGGCCATCACAGGATCCAACCAGGGACGTGGCGTTCTGCCCCCCGAGTATGATGATCCACTGAATGAATTCAAGACGAACCCTAACCCTCGGGCACAGCAAGATTTTCTGGATATTGCCATTCAGCAGCTCGAGAAGAATCCGCTGGCCTACTCCCTGGCGACACCCAAAAAGCCAGACGCGGCCATGGGAACGACTCCGTTCGTGACCGTTGCCTAGTAAAAAAATGTAAGTCTCCTAGTAAATGAGCGGAGGCGTTGTTCAGCTCGTTGCAGTCGGCCCCCAGGACGCTTGGCTTACCGGTAAGCCGGAAGTCTCCTTTTACCGGTCCAACTACAAACGTTATACCCATTATGCCAACTCGGTGGAGCGTCAGGTCATCCAGGGCGTGCCTAACGCTGGCGGCATTTCTACGATTCGTTTCGAGAAGAAGGGAGACCTTCTGTCTTATGTGTACCTCACGGCCCTCGACGGCAACGGTTCCCACCTGGTGAACCCTGACTGGACCCGAATTATTGACAAGGTCGAGCTCTACATCGGTGGCCAGGTGATTGACACCCAGGACATCGAGTACATGACCGACATTGAGCCCATCACGGGCGCCCAGAACTTTTCCCAGCGCTACCTGAATAACAACTCTACAACCTTCAATAACCAGAAGAACTCTGTGTTGCCTCTCAAGTTCTTCTTCTGTAAGGACTGGTCCGTGTGCCTTCCACTGATTGGCCTCCAGTTCCATGATGTGGAGGTTCGCATCACCTGGTCTCCCTACCTGGCCCAGACCATCACGATCGGAAACACGACCACCCCGTTCCTGTCGTCCCTCCCGGCAGCGACTGCCAACATCATCACTGATACTGTCCTCTCTTCCAACCTGGCCAACGTGAACCTTTCGCAGACGACCGGTCCTCTGTTTCCCGGAATGATGCTCGTCGGTCCCACCTCCAACCTCCAGACGAACGTGGCCGTTATCCAGTCCTTCTCGAACGTTTTTACCCCGGTGTCTGGCCAGGGCTATTTCTCAAATATTGTCATTTCTTTCGCCAACTCGGCCGCCTCTAACATCGCATCTATCTTCAATACTGGAAACGTCGCCAGCCTATACCAGCCTCTCGTGTCGGCCCAGGTGAACCCGGCGATTGCCGCCGGAACTGGCGCGACCACCTCTAACACTTTCACTATCAGCGGACAGGTCAGCCAGCTGTCCGGGAGCATTCAGGTCGGACAGTATGTCGCTGGCCTGCCATTTACCGGCCCGGTCTACGTGTCGAACGTCTACCTGTCGAACGTGACCGTGTCTTATCCGTCCCAGACGACCGCGCCTGTTCCGGTGAACCAGACTATCTCTTTCTTCAATGGGACGGCCCAGACCTCCACGACCTATTCTTCCCTACAGTATCAGTGCTGGACCAACTTTGTGTACCTGGATCAGGTCGAGCGCGACTATTTCGCCAAGGGCTCCCAGGACCTGCTCATCACGCAGGTACAGCGCGTCGTGCTCGGCACCAACCCCATCCAGGAGCTGGCACTGGCCCAGCCGGTCAAGTTCCTGGCCTTCCCTTCGGTCAACTACCAGCAGATCTATGCCAACGGCGCCGGCTCAGCGACGGCCCTGAACTATCAGCTCAAGACCCAGGTGAACGGTGTGGATGTGGGCGACTCTCGGTCGCTCATCCACTGGACTGAGGTTCCCCAGTACTACAACACGCCTTACGGCTACGTCCACAATAACACGACCGCGAACGTGGCGATCATCTCGTACTGCCTGGACACCTCCAAGCTCCAGCCGACCGGCACCCTCAACTTCTCCCGGCTCGACACGTACCGTCTGGTCGTGCCCCCGACCCTGGTGGGTGGCGTGGGCGCCCTCTACAACAAGAACATCACGAGCTCGTACCCGACTCCGTACCTGTATGCGGTCGGCTACAACGTGCTCCGCATCGAGAATGGTCTCGGTGGCCTCCTCTACAGCTCGTAAACGACACGGGTAATTTCCCTTTATAAATAGAAAGATGCGCCTTTGGGTATTGGCGTTGATTGCATGCCTGGTTTTTGCCAGTACATATAATCCACGAACCGGTAATTTGAATAAATTTTTGCGAGACGCGGACAATGACCAGAGTTTTTCTGATAGTCAACTCTCAGTAGAGGATGAGTCATCCCCGAGTGCCCCCAGGACTCGAACCCAGAGAGAGGCATAAAGCCATTGCGATCCCTATGAGTGTTATTGACGGCGTTCCGCACTTTTTGATCGTCCACGACCGGCGCTACCGGGAATGGACTTTCGTCACGGGCGGATGTCGCCGCCGGGAAGTCTACAACCCGCTTCGGTGTGCGGTCCGTGAACTTGAAGAAGAAACACGAGGCCTCATAAATTTAAAAAGGGGGTCCTATTCCTCTTTCAAATTTACGACCGATACTCCAGAGCCACGAGATGTGGATGATGGCGTGACGGTCCTGAATCACTATCACGTGTATCTCTTCAATCTGCCTATGAGCTCCCTCGAACATAGAACGACCATCCGGAGGTTCACAGAGGAGAAGAGGAAGATGGAAGGGGGCGAGGTGGCGTTTCGCAAAAACTATGATGAGAACGATGAGTGTCGTTTTGAGAACATCGAAAGCATCGCTCGGTGCCCGAACCTCTGGCCGATGATACGCAGACACGTTCTCGGGAATCAGGAGTTTCACCAGGCCGTCCAGACGACCCACTGGACGCCGTTTAATTTGAGAGAGTAATATATATGGGTTCATCGACTCTACTGATTTTGGGTGGTGTTGGGCTCCTCGGTTTATGCGTCTGTATCGGACTCGCAATCTGGTACTTTAATTCTCAGGCGAGTTCTCCTGCACCATCCACGGGCTCTCCACCCACGGGCTCTCCAGTCGCCGGCTCTCCAGTCGCCGGCTCTCCACCCACGGGCTCTCCAGTCGCCGGCTCTCCACCCACGGGCTCTCCAGTCGCCGGCTCTCCGGCAAGTAGTCCGTCACGTCCGGAAACTAGCAACTATGGTGTTCGAGATTCGCCTACTCAGGGATGCCTGACTACACCTGAACAGTACAATGCTGCAATGACTGCATGCGGTGCAATTCTTGGGGGTGATACAATGGGACTAAATCGTAATGGCTGCTGGAGATGTCTTAAAATGAATCCAAATGGATTACATCCTGGAACTGACTATAGTATACGCTATGCCATATAATCACACTTATTTTAAGATAGTAATATATATAAATGTCAGCGGTGGTGATCATTATTGCGTTCTTTTTTATCCTCTTGTGCTCGGGAGGTGGATATTGGTACTGGTCAAAAACCCAGGGATCCAGCCCGGCTCCTAGTCCAGGCTCGGCATCGGCTCCTGGACCGGCTCCACCCACGGGCTCTCCAGTTGTTGGCTCTCCAGTCGCCGGCTCTCCAGTCGCCGGCTCTCCAGTCGCCGGCTCTCCAGTCGCCGGCTCTCCAGTCGCCGGCTCTCCACCCACGGGCTCTCCAGTCGCCGGCTCTCCACCCACGGGCTCTCCAGTCGCCGGCTCTCCAGTCGCCGGCTCTCCACCCACGGGCTCTCCAGTCGCCGGCTCTCCACCCACGGGCTCTCCAGTCGCCGGCTCTCCGGCAAG